ATGGGAAAAATTATCGACCCTCAGCCGCTCAACCAAGGCGAGACGGTTCCCTTTAACGCGAGACCACAGCATCCGTCCTCGAACGTTTCCGGTATTTACAATCCTCTGTCAGGAGGAAGCGCCAATCCTGGCAATTTCGGTATTTACAATCCTCTGTCGGGAGGAAGCGCCAATCCTGGCAATTTCGCGCCGCCGCCACCGGCCGAGGTCGCTAGTCCGGCCGCTCAGGGAATAGGGCAAGGGCCATTCGCAAGGCGGCCAACGTCGCCAGTCGCTTCAGCTCCACCCGCCGCGCGACCTTCGATCGATCCGAGCACCGTCAACCTCGGCTACTACCGAGCAGGCGTCGGCAATGCTCGCACTCCGACTCCCATGCTGCAAGGCCAAACCAATGCGCCGCCGATCTACCGCGGGCCGATGACGACCGGCCCGCGCAACCTAACTCCATATTACGGGTGATCCCATGCCGAATGCGCCGGGTTTGACTATCGCGGGATTTCAAAGCCAGGTTAGCCTCGAAGGCAGAATTCATAAATGGGAGGCGAATGTCGTCTCCGATCTCAATGCCATCGTGACTGCGCTCGGTTCTGACGCGACACGCAGAGACAATTCGTTTCAAACGGCCCCGATCGCGGTGCGTCCCGGCGTCGCGCCTCCGACTCATTCGAAGCTGACCAATGACATCTGCGCGCTGATCAATATGGGCAAGGCAAGCGGTCTCTTGCCCAGCGCGATGGCGACGGCGATTACAACCGCTCTGACCAATATCCTGCCGCCAACCATTTCAGTCGCGCCAGTGGTGAGTGGCCTCGCGGCGATTGGCTCGACGCTGACGACTACCAACGGCACCTGGAATTTTACTCCGGTCAGTTTCCGTTATCAGTGGCTGCGAGCCGGGGCGTTCATTCCCGGGCAGATCAACTCGACTTATGTCTCGACCCAGGCCGATCACCTTCTCGCGGTCAGCTGTCGGGTTATGGCGGCCAATCAAGCTGGGCAGGGGAGCGCCGACTCCAACACGATCTCGGTGGCATGAACAATTGGTGGACGCCGGCACTATTATTGGCGATTTTGGCGACTGCGATAGCCGCGCATGGATCGGTTTGGCTTGCGGTCAATGGTGTTGATCAGCGGGTCGATAGGCTTGAAACGGAGCTGGCTAATTGCACGAAGTAAGGTGGTGTGATGCCAAAGATCTGGGAAGACGCGGTCCGCGAGATTAAGAAGTCTTCGCCTGGAGTGAACCCCTACGCTGTGGCGACGGCGTCCTTACAAAAGGCCGGCGACCTCAAGAAGGGCACTCGCACCGCGACTAAGAAGGGGATTTCCCGCGGCAATATGACGCGGGCTCAGCGGCATAAGAGCTAGATTGTTTCAATCTTGCGCGAATGGCGGCGGCGATCTCGTTATCGCCCAAATGCTCACACAGATCAGCACACGCCTCGTTTTCATCAGCCCGAGCCACGTCAGAGGCGGAATAGCGGGCGCGGATGGCGGCGGCAAATTCTGGGAAGGGATTGCCCTGCCCTGCCGCAAGCCTCACGCCATCGGCGATCCACTGCTTTGACCGCTCGTCGGCCATGCGGGCAATAGCCTCGCGCTCGTCGTCGACTGACCGGCTCATTGCGTGCACCGCATCGGCGCTATCGAGATGCCGCCCATGCTGAATATCTCCCTGACGCGATTCACCTGAGCCTGACACTCTGCGCGATTGCGGAACCATCCGTCATCCTGCGGGATGACAACCCAATGGCCAGCGATAAGGACGGCAACCCAGAAATGAATCATGCCCGATCTGAGCACAAATTAAATTTATGCGCAAGTGATTGTTCCACTTGACAGTCATAATCTCAATCGCGTATTCAGGACGCGAGCGCAATGGCGGCTCCCCCGAATGAAGGACAAATCAGATGCTAAATTTTGATATCACAGTCGACGCTGAATACGCCGGTTACAAACTCGATCTCCTCCTCCTCCGCGCCACTCGCGACGCCGACGCAGCCCTCAAAAAGGGAGACATCGCAGAAGTCGTCGCTTTCTTTGCTGAGATTCGGGAGCTCATTCAAAACCTCGCGCGCAAGACGACCAAGCTCACCAAGTTCGTCGAGACGTTGTCTCACGACAGCATCCCCACCTTGTTCACAAATTTGAACATCAAAACGGTCAATGTCCCCGGCGTCGGCCGCGTGACCATCAACAATCGCTGGAGCGCCGGACCGTCCGAAAAGGATCGCGAGCGCGCCATGCAATGGCTGCGCATGACTGGGAACGAGGGCCTGATCACCGAAACGGTCAACGGAAACACGCTTGGTGCTTTTGCCAAGACTGAGGCACTCGCTGGCCGGCCGTTGCCATCCGATATTTTCACCGTCAAGACCGTTCCCTATGTCAGCGTCACCGCGACGGAGAGCGACAGTGGCAAATGAAGAATACGGAAAGGTGACGTTATGAGAGACAACGCCAAACCCCACGTCAAATTGAGGACAATCATCATGACCAACGATATCACTCCGCACCAGAGCGCAGGCGTTCCCGACTGGGCGCGCAAGAAAGAAGGAGGCCTTTCGTTCGGAAATATCGACGCAAGTGACGTTAAATTGCCCCAACTAAAGCTTTTAGCGGGCCAGAGCCCCGAAGTGCTCGATCGCAAGCCGGGAGCAGTCCCGGGCGACTTCTGGATCACCAGGCTCGACGTGAACCTTGGGCCCGAAATCACCGGCACGCCGATCCTGCTGCGCAAGACCTATCAGATCTGGGCTCCGAAGACGCCGATGAGCTCGCAAGTGGGTCCTCTCGCCACAGCCTCGGATGGGATCAACTGGGACGTTCCAAATCAGGTGTTTGAGGTCAATTTTATCGATGGTTCGACCGAGACTTGGGCCACTAAGCGCACCGTAGCCGAGAGCGGATTGGCGCGGTTTGGATCGAGCCAGCCCAACAATCCTAAATCCAAACCGGCTGCGGTGAAAACCTATGAAGTTCTCTGGGTGATCGATCTGCCTGATGGCCGACGACAGGAGTGCATCTTCATTTCGAGCCGCACGGGACTCACTCCGACCCAGAACTTCATCTCGACCACCCAGTTGATGCCGTCCGAGCAGATCTACCAGCGCTACCGCATCCGGGTGGTCAGCAAGACCGGGCCGACCGGAGACAAGTATTTCTCCTATGACTATAACTTCATCGGGATCATTCAAGACCCGAAGATCGGCGAGGAGATGAAGGCGATTTACGACAAGCGTATCAAGTCAGGCTTCGTCACAGGAACCTCGATGGAAGACGAAGCCGAAGAGATCGAAGAGGGCAAGATCGCGCAGGCGGAGAAGCGGATGAACAAAGCGGCGTACAGCCATCGCAGCGACCCCGTACGGAGTCCTAGGGACGCGCTCGGCGATGACGATATTCCGTTCTGAAAGGGCTCTGCGATGGATTCGGCTGAGTATGAAAGGATGACGGCGGCCGTGACGCACGCCGTCATCCAGAGGTGCATCACATGCGTATTTCCAGAGCTACAGCCCAGCGATCATATTGCGATGATCGTCAATGTGATCGATCGGCTTGCGCGCATGTACGGTTGGTCGATCAAGCGTGAATACGCAATGAACGAGGATGGGGAATGAGCTACGCCCTTCGCTACGCCAAGGTTCTAGCGATCGCCAAAAACAAGGCGACCGATCCAGGGACTCGAGCGATCGCCGAACAGTGGCTTGAGAAAAACCGCGCGCCGCCAGAGAAGAAGCGGGTGGCTGGCGTCGAGCCTTCAGAGGACTATCTGCGATGGCGGAGATCACAAGCGATAAAGCGCAAGTGAGCAGCTTCGCCTATCTCACGACTTTAGACGAGATATTGCTAATTGCGATCAGACATCTAGAAGAAGTGCGACGAGCGCCTAATCTTCTCGATCAGAAATTCAATCTATCGATGGCGTCGCGTGCCCTACGCTGCGCGCTCGAGATCTACCGGGATAGGGCTCAACAGGAAGAGGTGAAATGATGACGACCTATAAAATTTCGGCGATTGTTGCCGCTGAGGATGTTGTGAAGCTTGTCCAGAGCTCTGCTATTCCGAGAGACAGTCTGATAATTCAGGAGTGGGAGGCAGAACCGGAATACGAAACCGGGCCGGCCGCGCCGCCGCCGCCGCGCAAATCCCGCAAGCCGCGCGGCTCCAAGGTCGAGGCAACGATTCTCGGCGTCCTCAGTGGAGGCCAGAAGACCTCCAAAGAACTCAAGGCCGCACTTGAGAATGCCGGTCTGAGAGGCGGATCAATGGGTGTTGGTATCGCCAATTTGCAGAAGAGAGGAGAAGTCAAGCGCGCGGATGATGGCTCCTATTATATTTTCGCAAAGGCTGCGGAGTGAAAGAGTCCGACTACAAACGAAAGCTGGTCGCCGAAGTCAATGCGACCCTCGGCGGCCATGCTCGTCGAGTGGAAGACCGATGGGCGGTTGGGGTGCTTGATCTCATCATCAAGCTCCCCAGACTTCCCCTCATCATGGCTGAGGGCAAGGTCGTCGAGGGCAACCTGTTCGGCCCGACCCCGGCTCAGCTCATGGAAGGGTGGAAATGGATTGGTTCCGGTGTCGAGGCAGTGTTGCTTGGATGGAAATCCGGCCAGCTTTATGTCTCGCCATGGACCAAGCAAGCCGACATTCGCGTGGGCTGCTTCACCCGTCCTGGGGGAAAATACTCCGACGTGTTATGTGAATACATAAAAGGAATCACTCAATGAACAACCTAGATGATTTTCTGCGAGAAAAAGAGAAGACGCATGGCCCTTTCCACGACACAGCGGCGTTTGCTCAGACGCTCAAAAACTTAATCCGTAATGGCCGCAACTGGGAAGGATTGCCCAGTGAAGCTAAGGAAAGCCTCGAACAACTCGTCACTATGGTTGCCAGGATTCTGAATGGCGACCCGACCTATTCCAGACATTGGAACCATGCGGCGGGTTACATGCGGCTGCGGGTGAACGCCCTGCATGTTGACGACGATCTTGGAACCGGCATAGCGACAATTGCACGCCGACTGCGGCCGCAGCGCATCAATGACGAAGGCGGTGCGGTATGAGCGAGCGTCAGGCAATCAAGGACAAGCTATTAGCGATATACAAAGAAAGAAAACCGCCCGCCTTGGAAATGCTTCAGATCTGGGCGCTCCTCGAGATCGCCGATGAGATTGAGAACCTCATGATAAATGGATTCGACACGACTCACATTGAAACTAAACTCGATCGGCTAACTCATATAATAGCGAGCAAATGAGCACCATCTACCACGTCTGGATTGCATGATATGTTTAAAAAAACAGCCGAACATTCCCAAAGAACCGTTCTCGGAACAGATGCGATCAACAGGCAAGGAGTTGATCAAACAGTTTGGAAGAATGAAGCTGAATTAGAATATCTAAAAATGAGGGACGAATTAAATCAATTGCAGGTTGATAGCGCTGCTCTTCTGGCGCAAATCAAGCTTTCTCAGGCGAGAGTAACAGGATCTGTGCCGGGGGCGCCAATGCCTAGGTCGGGATATGTGGCCGCGCTTCAACGTAGAGCTGCAATTGTCAAAAAAATATTAGAACTAGAGGCGAGGATGAGGCCGGTTAAAGAAAAAATAAAAGTAGCTCACAGGCAGGGGACCAATTCGTTAGAAAATGCTTTTCTTGTCACAGCCAAAGAAATGCTAGCAAGTGATGTATTTAATCGCATCTTTATTGCCGCCGCCCACCGTTGCGGCATGGATTTAGAAAACGATGATCGTCTTGGAAAAAATTGGAAGCTTGTTAATCCTGGGTCCAAAATATGAGCACCCTAGATCCCGTCCAAGTTGCCGCGCTCGACTTCGCCCGAGGTAAGCAGGGCGTCGGCTGGTTCCTCGAACAGGGGCTTGGCAAGAGCCTGACCGCGCTTGCCGAATTCACCCAATACGAGATGAATCAGAACGTCGATCGAATGCTGATCATCTGTCCGAACACTTTCAAACAGGGCTGGGTCGACGAGATCGAGAAGCATGAGCTCGATTTTGACGTCCATGTCTTCCAATCGTTGAAGCGGAAAGAGGCATCGAGATTTGTCTCTGCCAAGCACACCAAACCTCCTGTGCTAATTGTGAATTACGAGGCTGTGCGGCTACCGCGCGTGCTCAAAGGCCTCATGACGTGGGTGCGCCGAGGACCGACCTACTTGGCGATCGACGAGAGCATCCAGATCAAAGGTCATAGGAGCGCCCAGACCAAGGCCATCCATGCGCTTGCGCCCCTGTGCGTCTGCCAGCGCCTCTTAACGGGCCGCCCGCAGACCCAGGGTCCGCACGATCTCTGGGGACAACTCAAGGCGATCGGACTTTTCCCCGACCGCAACTTCTTCGCCTTCCGCGGCTCATTCTGCCAGATGGGCGGGTGGCAGGCCAAACAAGTGGTCGCAGCGAAAAACGCTGACGTCTTGGCGGCGATCATGGCCCCGGTGGTGTTCCAGGCGAAAAAGAAAGACTGGCTCCCCGAGCTACCGCGCAAAGACTACACGATCCGCGACTATGTGATGTCGGCCGAGCAGCTCAACCAATATGCCCAGATGGAGAAGGAATTCATCCTCGAGATCGAGACGGGAGTGATCACGGTCCAGGTTGCCATCGCCAAATACGCCAAGTTGGCGCAAATCCAATCCGGGTTCATCTATGACGAGCAGGGCTGCATCCACGAACTCGTTACCCTAGAGGAAAACCCGCGGCTACTGCTCTTGTTGCAGCTCCTTGAGGACGAGATCGCCGGCAAGGTCTGCATCGTCTATCGGCATCGGGCGATGCTCGACATCCTGGTCAGAACGCTGAGCGCGTGGAATCCGGCCTGGATCAAGGGCGGGATGAAGCCCGAAGAGACGAGCGAGCAGAAAACACGGTTCAACGAGGATCCGCGCTGCCGGGTGATCCTCCTGCAAGCCGAGGCCGCCCGTTATGGTCACACTCTCCTCGGCGGCCCGGGCGACGACGATCGCTGCCGTACGATGGTGTTTTTCGAGAACAGCTATTCGGCCGACACCCGATCCCAGATCGAGGACCGGATCCACCGCCGCGGCCAGACTGGCGAAAACGTCCTGTACATTGATCTCTCGGGCTCGCCGCTAGATCGCCGCATTGTGCGCGCCTTGCAGCAGAAGGACAGCATGTACAAATCAGTGTTTGGAAACCTTAGAGTAGCGGAGCCGGTGATATGAAAAAAATGCGCCGCATTCTTGACTACGTGCGTCTCCGCAAATGGGAGCAGCGCCAAGAGCCGGCTATTTATCCATGTCACCTCGGGCGGGGCGATAAACTAACGGACGAAGATCAAAGTAGGACCGCCAGCCGTGGCGTAACACTAAAAGATGAGGTTGCCGCTCGCGCATGGATTGGCGGCGGAGAGTTACTATCGCCAGAAGACTCTAAAACCGCAGAACCGGAGGTCGCATAATGGCCAGCGTCAAAATTGGTTGGGAAACCATCAGTATTTCTAACCCTGGGGCTGCGCCTCCGGCGGGCATGATCGCGAGAGCGCTTGGGCCCGCAGGGGGAGAAGGGCAGGTCCATAGCGTGCAAATTGGGTTGCGTCTGGGCAACAGCGCGATGAACCCGCCGAATCAGGCTGGACGTCCGGTTGTGCTGGTTGATGGATGGTTTTCGCCCGACGCGAACTTCTCCGGCGGACCTGGTCCAGCCAATACTGATTGGGGGACCTATGTCGATATCAACCCAAACCATTATCAAATTGGCCCACCCCCAGGCAGCTCGCCTCAAGGTTGGGGCGTTGACGCCAGTCCCGCAGGACTGGTCGTCTTTGGCATCACAATGGAGTGCCAGCTTCCGGGGTCTGACAATTGGAGATCGCAAATCTTCTTGCCGCCAGACACGATCATTCCCGGAGGATCATATTTCGTGATTCGCGTTATCGCTCTCACCATTCCGGCGAATATAAAACTGGACTTCGAGACGTCGGGGACTATTTTTTATGGTTGAGATCGCCGCTACGCTATTCGTCGTCATCGTCGGCCTAAGTATACTTAGAGGGCTTGCTCGCTTAATCGAAGATGAGAATCCCATCGCAATAGGAGTCGGTCTCCTTATTTCCGCGATCTTCCTCTATGGCTTCTTTTCCTACATATACGCTAAAAACCTGCAGAACCTGCCGGTCCCAGCATTAGCGACTTCAGCATTTGCCCAACATTAGGGTTGATGACAGTCTTCGGAGCTCCGGTGAGTGCTGGATAGGCTCCTCCGATCGCACGCTGCTGCGCCGCTCGCTGAGATGCGCTTAGCGCTTGTCCGATGCTCGGCTTCATCATGTGACCGGCGACTCCTCCCGCAACTGCGCCAGGACCGCCGGCAACCGCTCCGCCAAAAAAATCCAAGGCCGGATCAATGATATGCAGCATATTGTAGGCTGTCTGGCCACCGCTTCCGCCTGACTGAGCGATGTCGATTAACGCCTGGCGTTGTTTCGCATACGCCGAGTTCGCCGGATCGGAATAGAACTTCTGCGCGATGTCGCGCGCTTGACCAACTGGGTTTGTGCCGAAGTCCTTTAGGTTCTGGCTCATTTCCTGCAGCGATTTGGCGTTGGCGTAACGCTGAAAGGCGCTCTTCGCTGTTGCATCCATGGCCGCGGCTTCGCCAGGCGCATGGCCGCTCAACGTCGGAGACGTAGCCAAGACTCCTTGAGGGCCCTCAAGGTTGTCGGTGATCTTGCCAGCTAGCACCCGATCGCCATTGCTTCGAGCTGCGTCATCAAGCGAACGGACATAGCCGTTGATGCTGTCGGCCGACACCGAGCGGCCACTTTGGATCTGGTCGAAGTGCCGCTTCACCTTGGCGTTGAAGCCGGGCGAGAGGTCAGCGAGCTGGTCGGGAGCCAGGCCTTGGTAGCCATCGGTATAAGCCTGTCGCACATGAGTGGGGTCGAACTGGACCTGCTTCATCGGCTGAAAGGCGGCGTCGCTCGCAGCTTTGGTCGATGCGGTGACCTCGGCCGGATCGCTTAGCAAGCCGAGAGATTTGCTGACTGCATTGGCGGGGCCTCGCACAGCTGCGCTCGCCAATTGGCCCAACAAGCCGCCCGCAGTGCCGAGAGCGCCGCCGCCTACTGCGCCAACTCCTGCGCCAGCAAGTGGATTGTTCTTCTCTTTCGCCGCGCCCGCAATGCTGCCCGCCGCCGCGCCCTCGAGTGCCAAGCCTTTGACGCCGGTCCCGGCGATGCCTCCCGCGATTGGGCCCAAGATTTTGCCGGGACCAACGGCATAACCAGAGGCCTGGGCTATTGGCCCCATAATCGGACCAAGATTAGCGTTGGCCTGGGCGACGGTGTTCGGATCCTGCAGCCCCATCCGCTGGCCCCAGCCCAAGGTCGCGGCGTCCAGAGCCGATGAACCGTAATCGCGCGCGGCTTCGACCGGACCCTCCGTCTTGGCGATCGGCCGGGTCATCAGATCCCAAAGCGCATGGCCGGTCGGCTTCCAGGTCGGATCGTATGACGAACCGCCGGTTGGAGCCGGCGCAAACGGATCGTGATCCACCGGAGTCAGTTTCGGTCCAGGTGAGACTGCGAATGGATCGTTGTCGACTGGGGTGAGCGTCGGCATCATTCGACCTTCAGATATTTTCCTGGCCGTGCTGGGTCAGGAACATACCAGTTGCCATCGGAGGCCTTCTTGGCGTTTGGCGCAGGCGGTTGACCAACAGCTTGATCCGGAGCCGGTGCGGCCCCTTCCTTTGGCTGCTCTTCGGTCGCTCCTGTGTAATAAGGGTTGACAGCGCCATCCATTGTTGGAGAAGTGTATCTAGGATCAGCTAGTCCATAATAGTCAGAAGGGATCTTCTTTCCGGCAACGGCGTAGACTTGCGCATGAGCAGTCGCGAATCTCTTCTTGATATCGGTGAGAGCCTGCATAACGCCTTCTTTCCCGTTATTGACATTTAGGCCAGCCGTCAGCGCTTCGCCCAATGTGCTAAATTCACGTTGCGTTCTGACATTCTTAGCACTCATCAATCCTTCGCCGGTCAGTCCAGCCATTAACTTCTGGATTGCAATTGCCTGCTGCTTAACTTCTGAACTCGTTCCAATAAGCGGAGTTCCAGACGGAATCATATTTGCCGCCTTGCTCGTTGTAAGGAGGTCTGGCTTAGAAAGCGCCTCCATGGTCGCGTCTGGATTCTTCATCAACTGATCGACCCTGGCCTCGTTCTCCGTCAATTTCTGATTGGCGCCGGAAAAATCCTGAATTCCAGTGTCCTTAAAGTCCTGAATGTCCTTCGCTTGCGTGTTCATCGATAGCGCAGTGGCGGCGTGCTGCGCCTTCCATGTCGCGACATCCGGGAATGGCTTGCCTTGAGATTGCGCCGCTCTCTGTTCCTGCAAATATTGGCGTGTCTCGAGATCCGCTCCAACCCCAGTCCTGGCTTCGACCACCTTGGTAATGAAATTGGGCATCCCACCGCTCAGGATCATCGCCCGAGCCTCAGGAGCCGACATGCCGTAATTCGTCTCCATGTTCTTCAGGAATTCAGGAGACATCATCTGGGCAAGGCTTTGCTGCCCAAGCCCATACTGCTGCAGCTGCATCAGATTGCTCATTTCGTCCCCGGTGTTGGTCCCGCGCGGCATGTTGGCCATCACCGAGGCTTGCTGCGACGGCGGCGAGAACGCAGCGACAATATTGGTCAGCCCCCGATCGATCTCATCTGCGGATCTGTTGCGCTGCAGCAGCTGAAGATAGAGTTTCGTCAGGTCGGGCGGACTCTGCGTCGCCTGCGCTGGGGCCATAGGCGAGGGCGCTGGCTGGCCTTGGCCGCCCGGCTGGGCTCCTGGTGCCCCCTGAGGGCTCTGGGCCGCCGGCGGGCCTCCCTGGGGCCCTCCCTGCTGGAAGGCCTGCTGAAGAGGATCGCCCTGGAGGAGATTGAGAAGGAGCTGGCCAACCATTACGCAGGACTCCCCTGCATTTGCCTGAGCGTGTTGATGAACGACGTGTTCGAACCCTTGTTGGCCGCCAGGAAGGCCGGGATCGCGTTGGTCGATCCAACCGGACCCGTCTGCGCTTGGCCCGGGCCCGGCGGATTGGCCCCAACGGGCTGGATTGGACCCGGATTGGCGAGCAGGGCGAGATACTGGTCACGATTAATCCCGGTGGTGGGAACCGCTGGCGCAGCGGGCGCGGCAGGCGCTGCGGTTTGCCCCATCCCGCCAGCCTGCTGCTGTCGTTGCAGCTGATCCATCTGGATCGCGTTGGTGCGCAGGTTCATCAAGGCTTGATTGCTCAACACGCCGTTGCCCGATCCAAAGCCGCCTTGATTAAGGCTGGCGGGACTGCCCTCGATATTCTGGCTTTGCTGCCGGATGTAATCCATCAGGGCGCTATTGTCTGGCGCTGCGGGAGCGGGCGGCGGCGCGGGGGCGGGCGGCGCAGGCGGCGGCGACGAGTTCAGCGTCGTCCCATAAGGCGGCTGGATCGGCTTGCCATAGGCATCGGTCGGCAACTGGTCCTGTGGGCCCATCGTCACCGGCCCCGTAAACGGGCTCCTGGTCTGGAACCCAGCCATCGGGATCATGCCCTGATACTGCAAATAGGGGTTTGGTCCGACCAGGCCCTGATAGCCGATCAGGTTCTGCATGTCGGCAAGGGGATCGCTAGCCATAGAAGTCTCCCATCGAATTCAGAGTCGTCCCGCCGATCTGACCTCCTCCTGGGGTCGGTGTCGGCGCACCGGGAGGTTGAATGAGGCCGCCCGCAATGCCGTAACCTGGCGGAGCCGACCCCCAGTGCAGCGGCTGCGCGCCCTTCTGCTGCAGCAGCGCCATCATCTGCGCCGACTGAGCCATCCGTACCTGCTGCGCTTGCTGCGCCGCCATTCCAGACTGGATCTGCTGGGCCAACATCTGCTCGCCCGGGTCGCCCCGCTGCTGCGGCTGCTGTTCGGGCTTGAGCGCATCCTCCAACGGCTTGAGCGAGCCGGCCAGCTGATCCGCTGCGTTGGGCTTAACCGGCGCCGTAGCCCCTCCCTGGGTCGCCAGATTGCCCGCAGCAGCGACGTCGCCGCCAATCCCACCCTGCCCAGTCGGTGCGCCTGGCAAGAAACCAGTCACCGGCCCAACGTTGCCAGGGCCCGGACCGACGCTATTCGCCGCGATATTCTGGCCAAGTGTCTGCGACGGATCAACCTTGAATCCTTGTTGGCTCAAATAGGAAAGCGTTTCAGGGGCCCAGCGCTTCATGGGGATGTTCGCTGCGACAGCATTCTGCTGATCGTAAGTAGCCTGCAGAGGCGATATAGCGAATTTCTTGCCGCCGAATTCGTCCCATGTTCCGGTAGTGATCTGGTTAAAGCCCTGCGCTTGACCCGACGAGGTACCCTGATGAGTGTTGGAGATATTTCTCCCTCCGCTCTCGAAATGTTGCAATGCTTTAAGAAATGGACTGCTGTTAAGCGTGACGCCAGGCGCGGGCGCGATCGGGGCCGCGGCGTTCTGGGCATAGGACGAGGGAATGTCCGCCACTTGGCTCCAGGGCGTCGGGGGAGCCTGATCGGCGGCGACCTGACGCCAATTGGCGAGTTCAAGGTGACCCGGATCATCAGGGATAGTGTTTAATCCGACTTGCGAACCGAGCCGCTGAAGCTCGGCCTGCGGAACCCCCGACACATCGCCAGCAACTCCATACTCATGCGGCGAGAAGCCTACGGGAGCGGCCTTCCGGACTGGGCCGCGATTCGGATAGGGCAACGGCCGGCCCGCTCGAGTCGCCGCGGCGTTGGCGACCAACTGACGCTGGTCTTCGTCGGTGCGCACACCAGAGAGGATAGCCGGATTGTAGCCTTCCGCTTTCGCCCTCTCCATGAGTTGACGCAGCGGATCGCCAAACAGCGAATCAAAGCCAGTGTCGGTGAAGCTAGCCACCTAGCATCCCCATGACTCGAGGACGCCGGCGTTGCCCTGTTTCACGTGAAACACCTAGCATGCCGACCGCGCGCGTCGGCGGCGTCGCGTTGGGCGACAGACGACCAGGAGTGCTTGAGGGACCCAGCATCCCGATCGCCCGCGCTACCCCCGGCGATGACGGGGGAGTGTTGAGCGCCGAGATGTTGCGACGCCCTAAGAGGCTCGCGCCGTGACGAGTGAGGACGGCTTCGCCTGGCGTAAGCATGGCGGGAACAGTATCCCGCCGCCCAAACCCAGGCACGCGCGTCGCGCCACGAGAGTAGCCGGGCGGACGATAGTCTTCGGGACGGCTCAAGAGGTTTGGTCCAACGGCTCGTTCCAGGGCCAGGCTTTCTTCCGGCGTCACACCGTAAGCATCCCCAGGCCGCGCAGGGTTCGCTGTCGATTGGTTGGACCCAGGTTTGAAATACGCATCCGATCCAACATCGCGATATTTTAGGAGCGACTCCAGCATCTTCATCCGCTTGGGATCGACAGGCTCCACGTTGGATGTGCCGCCTGCGTAATGCCGATTTAACGCGTCCATGTCGATCGCGAGCCGACCCTTGACACCCATTGGCCGCACAGCATGGGGCGCGATCTTGGCCACATCCTCGGCCATCGGACCCGCAACCTTCGGATACGTCTTCGGATCGCCCTTGTATCGATAGGCGTAGATCGGCAAGCCACTCGGATGGGTGTCGATCCGTTTGATGTCGGTCTTGAGCCGCCGGTCGGATGTACCGAACAACCCGGCACTGCCGAACAGCCCACCGAGCGTCTGCAGCCCGCCAAGCGCTGCCTGCATCGGATTGCTGTTGGTCGTGGTCTGGGTCGACGCCGACGAGCCCGATGTCCCGGTGTTGTACGGGGTCATGCCGAGCGCGCTTTCCATCATCCCGAGCTGCTGCTGCGGATACTGCCAGGCCTGCTGGAATTTGGCGATCTGCGCGTTGATCTGATTTTGCTGCTGCTGTTCTTGGAGGCTGCCCGCAGTCGTCAGCATGCCGAAATTGGCGACGTTGTTCTGCATCTGCTGCGTGCCGAGAGTGCCGAGGCCGGAACCCGCCAGGATCTTCTGCTGGTTCGCAGTAAGGCCGGCGTTCTGATTGGCTTGCGACGCAGTGAGATTAGCACCTTGGTTGGCGAGCGAGGCCTGCATCCGGCCCTGAATGTCCTGCTCGGCCGCGGCGCGCGCCTGAGCGAAATTGGCCTGGTTCAGCTGCGCGGCCATCTGGCCTTCGTTCAGCGCACCCTGCGCTTGCGTCACTCCTTGCTGAATCGCCTGACGAGAACCGCCGAAGGCATTGGCGGCGTTGGCTTGGTTCTGTTGCTGGTTCTGTTGCAGCGCGAGACCCTGCTGCATGATCGGCAGGGTTTTGTCGATCACGTCTTGGGTGTACGGATTCATATACGGGAAGAGATTGGTATCCGAAAGCTGGCCCGCGCTGACCTGTTGCGCTTTGATCTGTTCCGGCGAATAGTTTGCCCCGCTGAGAAGAGCGGCCTGTGCACCGGCCTGTGCCCCCTGCCCGACGTTTCCGCTGTTGGCTGCCAAGTCCCATGACTGCTGCATCTGCGGCGAGACGCCCGCAACCATCTGGCCTTGGTATTGCTGCAGCGGCTGCGACGCGACTTGTTGCGCTAAGCCGTAATTGGCCTGGCCAGCGTTCTGGACCCATTGCGGGATTTCGTTGATCGATTGCTGCTGCGACGTCGTGTCGACAGTGGTAGATCCGCCCATTAGAGCTCTCGCTGGTAGAGGTAGGAAGTGGTCTTGACTTTCCATCCTCGGCGCGCAGCGTCACCGATCCATCCACGCCGACCATATGCCTGGACGAGCCCAATGTCATTATCTTGGGCGTATTGCAAAATTCGATCGTGCAGCCTGCGGCATTGCTCGAGGTCGCCGATGGCGATTAAGACCTCGAGCAGTTTGGTGCGCGGGAAGGCGACAACCTGAGTGATCGCCCAACTGTCACCCTCAGCGAAGGACTGCATCTTGCCCGCGGCGATCGCCGCCAGAATGTCGTTCACCGTGTAAGTCGCGCCCATCCGGTCGAGAGTGCGTGCGAGGTGACGATGGTAAGGATGTGCGGTCAAAGAAGGAGTCCAGTTGCTGTAAGAAAGTACATTTGCACAACGGTGACAAATCCCCCCGCCGTGTGGGCCACACTCACGTTAAGCCTGTAGTACCGATATGCCGTCACATTCGCAAACGTATAAACAGCGGGTGGTGCTCCTAATACAATCAGTTGATTGGACTGAGTATCGAGTGTCGTCCAAGTTGAGTTGTCGTTCGACCCCTCAAACGTCCAGCTTTTTGGAGAATAGTTTGCGGTGTATGGGTATAATATTCCAGAAAACGCCGTATTAAATATTGCGTAGCCTGTTAAGGTTTGCGAATTTCCTGCGCCGAAATCATACCTGATCCACGATGGAAGCGCGAAGTTATTTCCCCATCCGCCCGCATTGAAATCTCCAAAGTTGGCTCCCCCTCGGAACACGCTGGCCGCCGCGCCCACACCTGTAGACGAGGCGCTCCCAGTCCCCGTCATTACGCTAGCTGGTATGGTGGAAGGCTGTCTTACGGCCGTTATATACCAAGCATATCCGTCATTGGTTACTTCAACATAATTATCGCGCGTCCCGCCGCCGATCGCCAAGATGCCCAAGGCGTTCACCCAACAATCACGAACCATCGCCTTGTCGCCCATCGCAACCAGCGGCGACGACGGGCTAGGCAAATCGTTAGCCGAAAATGAATGCGCCCCACCCGCTCTATAATATCCATTGTTGCGATATTGGTTGAGTCCGGTTGAATTTATCGGCCACTTGTTGTCTTTGAGATGGACAATCCCGCCACCGCCATTATCAACCAAAAACCCATCTGGCTTAGCTAGGCTAAAGTCGTTGTTGTAGACACGCAGATAGGATGGCGACGTCACCTGGATGCTCATCCCATTGGCGACGGTATATCCATTTTGAATCGCGTTGTCAGTGAACTCTAAAACGTTACCTTCTATAATGCAGCCTGTAACCGTCGTCCCACCATCCCCATAGCCTATTAGATCTCCGGTATTACTACCGGTATCAATTATAAACCTATTACGCCTTATCAAAATATTAGCGTCTGTGTTTGTTACGTCAGTATACGGCTGGAATAGCGCCACAGTAACCTCGCCTCCGCCTATAAAAGTGTTTTCTTCGACGACAACGTTTCTTAGATAATTTTGCATTAGCATATTAGATCGAGACATGCCGCGCAGCACATTATGACGCACCGCCGAGACTGCGTTCTGCCCCGTTGGGCCGCCGTCCGTCTGACAGGTGAGGACGATCCCTCCCCCGCAGTTGTAAATATAGCAATCTTCAATAACGTTATCATTGTAGAATGGGGGAAAAGAATATGGAGAATTCTCAAACGCGTTCGAGCAAAGATAGAACGTGCAGTTGCTTACTTTGACATTTGCCTGAATAGAAACGCCATCGGCATTGCTGTCGTGGACGGTGCATCCGTAAATTCCAATGGTTAACTCTGTGCCACCTGCAACAAGGTTTTCACCCTTGAACGAGTCAAAGATGCAATTGGTCAATAGCCAATTTGGGTAGGTCTGTCCCGACGCCCACCATATGGCGTGATGAGTAACGTCCCATCCGTCCCCCGTGATAAGACTTGCTGGGAACGGAGGGTTGGTGGAAAGTGGCCATGTCGTGGTATTCCTCGCGCACTGTCCACTGATGCGGATACCCGTGAGCGAGATATTGCCGACATTATTGGTATAAATATATATAGCAGCCCCGCGCCACACGCCACCGCTAAGAACAAGCCAGTTGGTATTAGGGTTTAAGTCGCCATAAACAAAGCTCTGCAGCACCGCTGATCCGGAGGAACCAAGAGACACTATCGAAATATTGCTGTACTTGATGTACAGGCAGTGCGCTCCGACACTTCCTGCCCCACCTCCGGGACCAGCACCATTGCTTTGAGGAGATATATTATAAACTCCAGGGGGAAAAACGATCGTGATCGGAGCCCCAGCGCCGGAATCAAGCGCGGCTTGAATCGCCACTGTGTCGTCATGACCGACAAAGCTGCCTAGCACGCCATCGCCATGCGCACCAAAATCTGTCTTGACGTTGATCCAGGCTCCCCCAGCGCTGCTCCCGGCCGGGCCAGTTGGGCCAGTTGGGCCAGTTGGGCCAGTTGGGCCGGTCGCGCCAGGCGGCCCTGGAGGTCCCGCAGGCCCAACACCGCCCCCACCACCACTAATCGGAACCGGCGTCCCCACTTCTCCACTGCCCAATGACACGGGCGCAAGAGAAAGGATCCCGGTTTCGGCCACCTGAAGCTTGTACACTTCAGGCGTCCCTTGCTTCGCTGTGTCATAGGTCTGGAGCAGATGCCCAGGCAATGCTGTTTGCGCGTCAAGCTTGGCGGCAAACTGGTTCTTTGCCCATAGCGAAAGATTGCGCAGATAGTTGCTCAAGGCCGGGCTGACGTCCTGCATGAACGGCAGTTCCGGCGGCGCGATTGGCGTCTTCGGTGAAGAGTTAGGCATCAGCGATCGCCTCGCGACACCCCATCGATTAGGTGCTGCCCGAGTGTGATCACGCCAACCAGCGGACCAGCGACTTGGAAACGTAACCGTATGTCTCGGCCGGTCGTGCGGAAATCGACATAGCCGTCAGACCGAAGGCTGATCGGCGGAGTCTGTTGTTCGAGAACGCCCTTCGAACGGCTGTTGCGGTAGAAGAGGACATACTGAACGTTCGAAATTTCGCCCTCGATATCGGGAATCATCTGCTTGATCGTGATCAGTCGAGAACCAGAGGTTAGGTTCAGGTTGAAGCTCTCCGCGAACGGCAAAGCGGCGTCGGAGTAAGCGGTGCCTACCTCGTGCTGAAAGGCAATCTGACCATCCGCCATGATGCTGTGGACGGTGTAAGATCCCGTCACCCCAGCCGAACGCGCCATTTGAGCCTGTGACCACCAACCCTCTTTATAGTTGTAGATTGCCGCTCGGGTGTTGTAGGGCTGGCCAAGCTGCGGAAAAAACCACCAGAACTCGTTAAAATTAGGATTGTGGACCGCACATGCCTGCTCACGCACAGTCAACGGATCGATGTCGTCGTCGATCCAGGGCCGCACACGGCACGGGATTGGCAGCACCGAAGTGCCGTCGAATGAGAAAAGACCCTGTTGCGAAAACCAGAGCGTATAAGGGGTCGCCGCCACCTTCGAAGCTGGTGACCATGGCGTGCAATTCTTACTAAGTTCGACATAATTGTAGACATAAGGCAAGCCGACAAACTGGCTGACGTAGCACGTCGTTCCAGTCCAGAAGAGCGTGCCCGATTTGGTCGCAATCGCAGTGATGATCGGTGAGGCTGGTTCGATGTCGAGGAAACCGGCCTGGCTGGTGATGTCGCTGAAATTCCACGAACTCGGGTTCTCTTGATCGCACCAGCCAAAGCGCCGAAATGAGCCGCCGTCCGCAGTGCCGTCCTGGGTCATACCGAAAATCTGGACAAACCGCTCCTGCGTCACTACGAACAATCGGCCGTGTGGCGCGCCAGGGGTGACGATTGCTTGACCTCCAACATTCGGATCCCATTGCAGAAGCCGACCATCAGGCGACGTCATCGCGTAGAGGATTGAACCGAAGTTATCCAGGCTGAAAGAATCTGGGGTTTTGTCGATCGGATTGATCGTCGATGTGGCGCGCGGCGTTCCGTACGTGCTCGCGTTATAAAGACCGTCGCTATAGCCTCCGCTCGTGAGCAAGGTTGGCGGTGAAATGCCTCCGACAGGAGTGATGTCGGTCAGCGATCCGCCGACGTCGATGTAAAGATTGCTCTCGCAGAGGTAAGCGACGCGATAGACGTGATCGAGCCCATACCAGCCATGGATCGCCTTGCAACGTGATGCAAAGTTGTAGGTGTATTGGGCCTGTCCGCCGACCGTCTCGAGCTGGCCCTCGTGCCAACGCACCATGTTGACCTCGGCCCAGTTCGACGAGCGCATTTTCTTCGTCGCCGTCGCGAACACGCCGGGCGGAATTTCAATAGGAAAAAACTTGGTAGACATTCAATTGGCCCGAATAATAAAGTTCATGAATATATAACTAAAATCAGGTCCAATCACGCGCTGGGATTGAAGCTCGGTTCCTATCGCTTGACCCCCGGTATAGCCAATAGGCACCTTGTCATTCATCAACGGAACTCCGAATGTAGTTGTCCCGTTGCCGCCGAATGTGTTCTCCAGCACCGCGGCCAAGAGCGGGTACGCTGAAATATTATAAATCGTCCCGTCACAAACCAAATAATTATCCGGTGTCTCAAGACTTGGCCAAATGAAAATAGCGCCAACCGGGACAATGCCAACAGCAAGTGTGGCGGCGCTGGCGGCTGATTGGACACTGGTCGAATGCACCTGGGCGTCGATCGAATCTAGATCGGTGTTGAGCTTCGCTCCCCAGGTCGTCGGACTCGCGCCGACCTCGGGTTTAACCCAGTGATAGTTTGAAGTGACAGTGTCGGCCATTTTATAGCTCCGCTTCCGCCGTCCATTGGAAGTTAATCCATGACATACTCGTCGATCCTCCGTAGCCAGCAGAGAAGCTAGACTCACCCGACGTATTGACGCCGGAATTTTGCTCGCCCGCACTCGTCGTCACTCTACCAGGAGAATTGGCCACTCCAACCGAATAGGTCGTAATTGTTGGCGCGCCGCGCATCCGAACTGGAAGGCTCACAGGGGCAAACATTCCAGTTGTTCCTGTCGCCACCTGCATTGCGGTCGCACCATTTTGATTGGCCGTCCCCGGCGGGTCGGCTATGTTGTAGCTCTTGCAATAATAGCGCTGGCACCGCGCAATTCTTTGTTGAGACGATTCGATGATATAGGTTGTCGCGGCTAGCCCCGCTTCAAGCTTCACCCCAGTGACCGCCCATTTCGCTGCATTGGTCGCAACCACGTTCAAAGCGCCAGTCGCGCCAGTAAAGTCGCCCGCCGCCCATGCACCGGAAGCTGCCCGGAAAGTTGCGCCGCTGCCAAGATCAAAATTCACCCAAGCTGCGCCCGCGCCATAACCCGTATTTACCCACACTCCAGCCGTGTCTCCGGGAATAGTAATGGCGATCTTGGTCCAAATGTTCGCCGCGCCGATCGAATAGGTAAAGGGATAACTTCTTGTGGCCGCATAATTTTGAACAGATCCGGAAAAATTTCCTGTCAGCGAACTATAAGCCCAGAAACTGAGAACGATGCTCCGCGCGCCGCCTGCCCCCCAATTGAGATCCCCCCAATCGTCAGCCTCAAGGGCTTGCGAAACATTAAACTGATCGCCCGCAGCCGGGGTATAGGCGGATGACGATTGTACGCCAAGGAAATATTGGAACCCGTTTGTGATGTTTGGAGTCGCTCCGTTGTTGTTTCTGCCAATTGTGAATTTTGATCCAGCAGGAGTATTAAATGCAACCCAGCGATCAACCGTATAAAGCGGAATGCTATTGGCTGGAGAAACAGAGACACCGGCATGACGCTGATCAAGAATCATAGCGCCGTTAATGAGCCGGTTTGGATCCGATGAACTCCTGGCGTCGACGTATTGCTTGGTTGCCGACTGCAGTGCACTCGCCGGGTCAGCGGCAAGCGTCAGCGCGCCAAGCATCACCCCGCCCGCGAGCGGCAAGTAAGGCGCGAGCGATGCCGTGACCTGACTCGCGGTCTGAAAACCGCTTGGGTTCGTCGCGGCGTAACGCGAGGTGTCGACAGGATGAACGTGATCGTTGCGCGCAAAAGCGACACCGATGCCGACCGCCGCAACGCCGTCCATCAAGGGCGTGGTCGACGAAGCGACGGGAACCGCGGGAATAGCCGCAATCACGAAAGCTGTACTTGCGGCCTGTGTAGTATTCGTTCCGGGTGCTGCGGTCGGGACAGTCGGCGTGCCAGTGAGCGCCGGCGAGACAAGCGGCGCACGGCTCGAATCGATCCCAAAAACAATCGAATCGATGCTGTCGAGGTCAGCGTTGAGCTCGCCGCCCCAGATGTCGGTGTCGCCGGCGACGATCGGTTTCGTCCAGCCATAATGGGTAGTGCTAGCCATCGCCGCAGAGTTCCACTTCAGTCCAAACGTCTGGGCACTGAATCGATGTAGGCGTCCACATCGACGGCGGCGGCGGATCAGTGACCCAGAACGGTCCAGAAATCATCGTAGCGCTAAATGCGACACTAGGCGAGAGGCCCGAGACCAATTGCTGCAGAGCGTCATAGGTAGCCGAGAAAGCCATCGTCGGCGCAAGATTGCCGGCCAAGCCGATCGTCTCGGTCAGATTTCCACCCAGCACGATCGACGGCGAAAGATTGCCGCTGAGTTGCTTTTGGTTGTTGATGTCGAAATCGCCGCCAAAGGTGGCGCTCGGCGCGAGGTCGCCGGCCAAAAACTGATTGATGCTCAGACTGCCGCCAAAGGCGACGACCGGAGCAAGATCGGCTGCGGGAAAGGCGATCGGACCTGGGGTGTAGCGGCTGTACTGACCGACGCCATAGCCGCCCATGCCGAAATTCGAACCGGCAGCCAGCACGAATGCGCTGCTTAAACTGACCGTTGGCGCGAGATCACCGACAAGACCCCAGGTGATCGCCGTTTCGCCGTTGAATGTGATCGAGGGCGCGAGATCGCCAACGAGGGCAACCGAAAGGTTTGAGGTCGCGCCGAACACAATCGAAGGCGCTAAATCTGCCGCTAGATCGGCTGTGCCGGAGACTACAACGGTGATGTCCGCAGCCAAAGCGGTCGTCGGCGTGAGATCGCCCACAAATACCGGAATGCCCGAAAGATCAGTGCCGAATATGATCGACGGAACAAGGTCGCCAATCAGGGCGAATAGATCCGCGGTTTCGGCTGCGAACGCGATCGACGGAGCCAGGTCGCCAACCAGGATCAACAAATTGGCCGTATCAGCGGCAAGCGTTATCGACGGGGCGAGGTCGCCAACGAAAGGCTGCGGGAAGGTAAGAGCGGCCCCAAGCGTGATTGACGAGGACAAATCGCCCGCGAGATCGCGCCGGAAAGTGAGATCGGCGCCGAGCGTGATCGACGGGGCGAGGTCGCCAACTGCGGCGAACAGGTCCGCGGTATCGCCGGCGAGCGCAATCGAGGGAGAAAGATTGCCCGCTAAATCCTGAGTGACGGGCTGCTGAAGAGTGAGGATCGCAATTTCCCACCCTGGCCCGCGGCCCGCTCCTCCGATGTTAAGACTGAAAGTGGCGTTTCCGCCCGCCACCGTTACCGGCAATGTCGAAGTTAGAGCCGTGTAATCATTCGTATTTGTGTTTGGCGTGGGATGGTACATCACTGTTGCAGCAGTGACGCTTGCGTAAGAGCCCATCGCCAACGTGACGTTGAGCTGTCCATCCTGCGTAGCAGCAAAAATCAAGGTCGCTGTCGAGGCAGAATTTTGCGCGGCTAATGATGGGTACCCGCCATTGTTTACGTTAAGATATGTTCCGGTGATCCGACCGGCCATCCAATTCATCAATCGACCATTAAACTGCACGACGGAGAACGCGGCGTCAGCCATCGCTATGTTGACGCTGCCAAAGACGTCCGGCCAGAACGAAGCCGCCTGCACGCCAGACTTCGCCATCTGATCAGCGATCAGCAGCATCACTTGCGTGTTTTTAATTCCGAACTTGTAATTTTCTCCATTCGACTGATCAGTGCGATCTTTGGTCGCGGCCCACTCTGTTGAGATGACCGTCTTGCCAGTGTCTGCGATGATCGAGGCGACGGTCGGCGCGATTTGAGCCCAATGCTCGAGCGTCGTGTCCGTGCCGGCATAATTGTGGATGGCGATGCCGTCGACCGCGGTCCACGCGGCCGAGCTGATAGCGCTGATTGAGTTTTTGAGAGTTACGAAATCGGTCGAATAGACCCACGTTGGGCCAACCTGATCTAGCCACTGGCCGGTGACGTAGATTTTAACGCTGGGATAATTTGTCCGGATCCATGGAATGACGTTGGCGGCGAGCGTGCAGTAGGATTGCAGATAGGTGGCTCGCGTCGCTGGGACATTCGCGCCCGCGTAATTCCAGAACTCGTTGCCTAGGATGACGCCAATAACCGACCCAGAAATAAAGCCGCCGGTGAAGATGGCCTGAATTCTCGCGACCATATCCGTGAGCGTCCACGGAGCGCTCGTCGCCGGATTGGTGTTGCCAAGGATGTAGTCCTCCATGGGGAGGACGCTGGTGACTGTCCCAGGGGAAACGGCGGCAGCAAAAGAAACGACATCTTCGCCGACAGCCGTTCCGGGAACCCAGTTATTCCAGGCATTCATCGTATTGGTTGGCCAGAGATAATTTTCTCCGTTCCAACCAGAGGGGTGAGTATAACTTTTTACTCCAATGGTCGTTTCATACATCGTGTTCCAAGCTGCAAACGATGCTTGGGGAACTAAATTCCACGAATAATTGACGCCCCATAAATTCGGGTTAATCGCTGCACCAGTGGAGCCTAACGAGATGCTGACCGCGGTTCCTACCTTCGCAATGCCCGCCGCAAGCACAGTCGACGGCGACAAGTTTCCTACTAAATCAACGGCTCCAGTGGGAGTGGCTGAAAATACAGGCGTAACTGATAAATCTCCGCCCATATTCTGAAAGAAGGTAAGGCCAGCAGAGAACGTAATCGCGGGAGCGATGTCACCCGTGAGTGCCGGAGAGACTGCGACGTCAGCGGCAAGGGTGATCGACGAGGCCAGGTCGCCGACAAGAGCAAACAGGTCGGCCGTCTCGCCAGCGAATGTCGGAGTAACTGAGAGATCGCCTACCTCCGCTAGCAGATTGGCAGTGTCGGCGGCAAAAACTGGAATGACCGAAATGTCTCCGGCTAAGTCGACCGCTCCGCCTGCGGGAGGTTTTATGGCAATTAAATTGTCTAGAGTAACTGGATGCCAGAAGTCCCACGGACGCTGCGCCACAGAACGGAGCTGAGTAAGGGGAGTAAAGCTCCCGCTCACCATTACGGCTGCAATGTTGCCCAGCCAATAATCGGTGCTGAAATTGTCGTATCCAAGTGTCTGTGTCGTCGTGCCAGCGAAGTTTTGCAAGCCTCCCACAGTCGCAGTTTTGGTTTGTCCCGTAAGAAGATTGACGACAACGAACACCGCCGTCGTGCCTGTCGATCCGGTACAGCTCGCCGCTACAAAATAAGGAACATTGAGGGATAAGCTGATACCGGACGAAATATTGCCAATTCCAGCAGATACGAGCTGAACCTGCAAGCTGCTTGTCTTTAACGCCCACCCAACAGATGAGTTATTAGAGGTAACGTATACTGTTCCGACAGCAGCAGACCCACCAGTCTGCATGACAATGGCGGCGATCGTCACATCACCGTGAAGTATTGGCGCAGCTACTCCCGAAAATGCGCTAAATGCTCCCGACGCGCCTACATATGACGGTCCTATATTCCCGTTTATTGCGGTTGTAGGCGCACCTGTTATTATTCCAGAATGACCATTCAATAGATTGATGAATGACCCGCCGCCAGCGCTAAGGGCAACTCCGGAAAATAGTAATTTGTTGGACAGTGGATGACTAGGATCGTACCCTGCCCTACGGCCTGGGTAGCGTAGAGGGTTCCTAAGGCTGACCGGCAGGTTGACGACCGCCATCGCGGATCACGGATTGTAAGTGATGTAGTCGATCAGTGTGGTCGTGTTGGTCAGCGTAAACCCGCTATTGTTCTGGAAAATGAACTTGAAGCTGCGCGGAGGGATCACGATGCCTTGAAGAGTTCCAATCAATGTCGTTCGGGCGGCAGCGGCGAACAGTGGGATCACTCCAACCGGAGCCCAGGCGGGCGTAAGCGTCGCGACTGTACCTGCGGTCAATTGCCCATCCCCGTAGATCGTATTGTCCGCCGCGAGCTCGGCGATCCAGAAAGCGATGTTCGCTCCCGCCACGATCGTGCTAGACGCGATGGTCAGAGAGATCGAGAGATCGCATAGCTTGTCGAGCGCCGTCTGGTTAGCGATGGTGACAGTCGAAAGGACCGACTGACCGTTGGTCGGCAGCGACGTGGTGATATCGGTCGCATTGAACGCAACCCCCATCGTGAGGGCTTGGCCACTACCGGCTATCCAGTTGTTGCTCATGTGAGCCCCGCTATGGTTGTGTCGCTGAGGCTAACCTGTCCGTTGAGCCCCACCGACTGCCACCACGGCTGCACGGTCCCCTGCGCGAGCGCGGTTAGCGCTGCCACGGTCGGGCCCGCAACGGGGAAGTACTTTAGGATCACCCCTACAGGAAGAAACGCCACGTTCGCGCTGCCCCCGAGGAGCGGACCAGGCAGGGCACATAGCTGCATCACCTGAGTCTGCGCCGCCGCGGCGAGCGCGAAAAATTCGGCGAAGTTGATGCAGTTCGCCAACTGCGATCCGGTGAACACCATCGATGCGGGAACAGACCCGGTAACCGTCCAAGCGTTGACCTTGGCGATCTTCTGCGCAGTCGTGTCACCGCCGAGCAGCGCCGCGCCGGTGACGCCAGTCGGTGGCTGCGTCCCGCTATTCCACGCGGCAACCAGGGGTGCGTAATAAGTGGTTTGGGCGGGAGTCACGCATCTAGCCTTAATTCACCGTGATGGTCAACGCCCCGATCGCAAACCGCGCCGTGTCGCCGTTGTTAACCGCCTTGGCCGTAGTGAGCGCGCCCGAGCCGCGGTTATTGCCGGCCGTAACAGCATCCCAAAGGCCGAAATGGGTGATCGTTCCCCAAGATCCCGTCGCCGTGGGAAAGGTGATGATCGCTGTGTTCGACATCACGGTCGGATTGTTGCCTGCATTAGAATTGGTGCCAAGCGCTACGCGGGCATAGGAGCTTCCAGCGACCTCACTCGCCCCGGTGTTGCCGGGGTCCGCCGTGTGCAAACTGATGAATGGCGTTCCAGCGATCAAAGCGGTGATGACAAGAGGCTCACCGACACCTGTTAGACCAACCATGTTCTTCTCCTAACCAAAAGACCGTCGCCTAGAACGCGCAAGCCTAGAACCGCTCGCCTTGGATCGCAAATAGGCTGCATTGAGCTTCATGATGATGTCGTCGGCGAGGCTCTTCATATTCGCCGCGTTCTGTTCCTCGCCAACCGCATGCAAATCAGCGAAAATTAGCGAGCTGTATAGGTAAAGCGACGGATATTTCGTGTAGATATAGCTCTGCTGAGTGTCGGCTAAGACGGGCACCTCGCTGAAATAGATCAGCTGGAATTTGACCCCGTTGATCAGGTCCGGCTTGCCGCCAAAGGTGACCACCCGACCCTCGAGCGTGTACTTGCCATCGGTCGACACCCGAGTGTTCGCCGCCGTGTCAGGCGAACGGAAAAACTCATCGCGCGGCATATAGCGAATCGGTCGCCAATTGTTGGGGTAGTTGACGTCGGCGATCGAGACGAACTCCATCTCAAGCCAATCGTCGGGCAGCTCAGCGCATCGGCCGGCAACCGTGCCCTCGACCGTCTTGATCATTCGGTCGATGCGGAGCTCGGCGTTGAATTTTGATTCTGCTTGCCTTATAAAGCCCGTAACAAGGACATCGGACCAGTCTTGTCTGTTAGCATAGTCAGCAATTTGCGCCTTTAGATCGGAGAAATCAGTCATGGCCGCTCCCTTTGGGAACAGTAACCATCTCAGGCACGGCCATTCTTGGAAGGGAGGATTTTCGCGAACCTATCAGTCGTGGGTTGGAATGAAGCAACGCTGCACCAATCCAAAGCGAAACCGATTTGAGAATTACGGAGGTAGGGGAATCACCTTTTGCGAACGCTGGAGAACATTCGACAACTTCCTCGCCGACATGGGTGAACGGCCTCCAAAAACCACGCTGGACCGCATCGACAATAACGGAAATTACGAGCCAGGAAATTGCCGCTGGGCTGACAAGGACATCCAAAACCGTCACGCAGCTGAAGCTGGCAAAAAGGGAGGGTTGGCTCGACAAGCAAACCTTAGGCATGGATTTCCGGCCCAAACACCGCCCAACCCAAGAGAGCGAGCAGGATCCAAAGAACAACGTTCGGAAACGGGGCGAACCTTGGATCAGGATTGTACCAAGCGAATCCATAAAGCAGGACTCCGATGATCATGATCACCCAAAACAGAAGACCGGTGGACATGTCACTTTCCTCGCTTGCCCCCATGATAGTTCGGTCCGCCCGGCGCTGCCCCCTTAGAACGCGCAATCGCGCCGATGACTGCGCCGGGAACGCCCTGTGCCTTCATCTGCGCCGCCCGGCCTCCGTGACCGAGCTTGTTCGACTTGCCGTGGAAAGAGCCACTTTTCTTGGTGTTCGCCATTGCCGCCTCACCAGTAAGAGCATGAGATTTTATGCGCGACGGTCGTCGCAACCGCGCTTAAAGCGCTGCCAGTGCCAAAACCATAGCCTGGTTCAAACGTGCCCGCACCGACGAAGGTCGTCACCGCTCCTGGAGGCAGAACAAATGAGCCTAGCGCCGCTGCAACCGCGGTGCCGGTAAATGAGAACCAAACGGGCTCAGACGTATCGATGTTTTGGATCCGGAATCCGTGCGGCGCTTGACCCGCAGTGAGCAAGGTCACTGCAACATTGGTGGTAGCAATCGCTTTCGAGCAATCGACCGGAATAACCAGTGACGGCTGATAGTTCTGAGCCATGGCTGGTGAGCAGGCGAGGAGCGCCAGAACGATCGAGAGGGGGATCCTGTCCATTCAAACCGCTCCTCGCCAGATCCGCCAGACCGCTGCTTCCGGCGAATTCAACCATTTTTTCATCGCGTCCTCGTCGTGCAGAATCCCGCGATGATCGAGATCCTCGGCAATGAAACGCGGGACACGAGCGAGCACCTTATTCGGGCCATTGTGCGCCATGATCTCGCGGTCGCGCGCAATCCCGTCGATGATCGGCTCGACGTCCTGCAACGTCTCGATCGCGAACCGATCCGGCTCGTCCGGATCGAAGATCATCGTTTTGGCGACGCCATCACGAGCCAAATAGCGCCGCCGTTGCTCGCCCACGCTCTTTTACGCTTTGATGCCGTTGAACAAAATGTGAGCCAACGGATTGCGCATCTCGATGCCCCACTCGACGACGATCATCCTCGTCTCGGCGTCGCCGACGCGAGCCATAAGGTACTGTCGGAAAGCGCGGAAGAACGAATAGGCGACATAGTCAGGATCGAGCAGGAGACCGACGTCAGTCGGAATCCAGCGTGACGGGATAACTTTGATTCGGCCGAAATCGGTCGCGATGATGTCAATCGTCGACTGGACCTCGGTCTTGCCCACCAGGACCTGGGTGGTCGACCGGCCGACGAAGGTCGACGCGGTGCGGCGCGGCCCAGGCGGCAGAACCCAGAGGTTGGGACTGGCGCCGTTGGTGTAGGCGAGCTGCATGGCGTCGCCGAGCATCTGCTCAGTGAGAGACACCTGCGAGCCGCCGGCGACCGCGGCGAAAGCGTCAGTCGATAGCACCGGCACGCCCGCGGTGACCGTGCCCGGCGCGATCGCGCCATTGACGGCCGCGGCCTTGTTGGTCGCTCGGCCGAGCCAGTGCGAAATCGCCTCGGTCTGGCGCGCAGTCGGGCCCGCGTCGTCGCCGGTGATGCGCGGATTGCGCCCGCATCCGATCGACTCCATGTCGCTCTTCAGCACCTTGCCGATCAGCGCCATCTGGTGGGCCATTTCCGAGCCTTTGCCCGCCGCGTCCATCTCTTCCTGCGAGCCTGAGACGGTGGCGTCGCGCATCGAGATCTGAGTGACGTTGTTGAGCCGGGTCGTCGGCGTCGCCGCCGAGGCGCCACCCACCGGGTTTCCGAGCTGAAAACCTTCGAACTGGGCATTGGAGAGATTGACGGCCGGCAGGAATTCGGTCTGCCAGTCGAAGATGCGGTTCTTGACGTTCCGCCGCTTCGACGCCGACATCACCGGCGTGTCGAACGGATCGATGTTGTAGATCGCATTAGCCAAATCTTCTCTGTTGGCCGTTGCGCTGTAAGACGTAAAGGCTTGCGTGACTTTAGGCACTGGGGATCTCCCGGGTTAGAGCATTCGTCGAAACACTTCTGCGGCGTCATCGAGACGGCCGCTGGTCGCCAATTGGCGCTGTGCGTCGTCGAGGCTCTTGCGGCGCCCATTCCCCATATTGCTCAGGGGGGTAGCGGAACCGGGAGTCAACGTTTTCCCTCTGCCTGGAATGACGGCCTTGAGGGGAGCCGCCGTCATCCGATCGAATCGACTGGCCTTCCACAGAATGTCGAGCATCCGTGGATCGAAGACGGTGGCGATCTCTTGTTCGCTGAAGCCACTGGCTGCTGCAGTGCGCTTCATCGACCTGATATTCTTTTCCAACGCCTTTTCGTCAGGGATATCCTTGAGGTGATCCATGACGAATTTGGAATAACCATCTACAGCATATTTCTTCAGCCGTCTATCTTCTTCGGCGGCGTCCGCCGCTTGGCGCTGAGCCCTCACCTGCGCCGACTGGTTAAGTTTCGTGTACAGCGCATGGAATATTTTCTGCTGCATCCGCGCGCTCGCCGGATTAGCGGCGAATTCTTGATCCCAGTCCGGCTCCTTCGGGAGCATGGCGGCGAGATCTTCCTCGTAAGCGGCACGCGCGGCCTGCCACCAATTCCAGTTCTGCTGAATCTGAGCTTGAAAAGCCTCGAGTTCCTGGCTTTGCTGGTTTATCTGCGCCATTCGATTGTGGAAAGTCGCTTGGCGGATATAGCCACGGAGCGCCTCGGCGGTCGTAACCTCGAGGCGCTTGCCGTCGATAACAATCTCGTGCTTTTCGCCGTCGTCTAGAACTTGTCCTTGCTCTTCATCGACGGGCTGCAGCTCGCTTTCGACTTCTTGCTCACGTCCTTCTGGCTCGTATTCTTCGTCGGTAGCGGGTTTCGCCACGTCTTTGCGGTTTTCAGTGCGCCCCCTGGTGCTATCTTCGTCGCCATCTGCGATCTCCCTTTCCCGCACGCGAAATCTGTCGTCATCGCCGCCGTCGCGTGTGTCGCCGGTGATCGGATCGCCTTCGACTTCTCGAGGCGAGAACATGGGCACTGGATTGTTGGTCTGAACGATCGGCTTTCCGCGCTGATCGCGAGGCTCGACGCTTGGCGCAATCTCGCGGCCAAACATGCCCGCCTCGCCGTCAATTCCCTCGGCCATGTATCCTCTCGTCGTTGACGAATTTCTCTAAAAGCTTCGGGAACGCGTCCAGTACCTGGAGTTTTGCCCTCAGCTCATAAACGCCCGACATGTCCAATTTCGGGTCGAGCAGCTCGCTGTACCATTGCGCGCGCATAAGTGCGATCGCCGCCTTTACGGCAGGATCGTCGAGCAAAGTCCGCGCATCGCGCGCTAGCTCCTTGCGAACTTCAGGCTTGATGCGCGGAATCTCGTTCATTTCTCAGCGCCCTGCAGCTCATTGGCCTGCTCGCCGAGCGCGTGCTGCGAAGCGACTTTCGCGGAACCGAGCATATGCGACGACATAATCTTTGCTAGACCCTGAACGTGGTCAGATGCCGCTTTCTGCATCCCCTGCGCGTGCGCCGCGGCGGCCTTCTGCTGGGCGATCGCCATGTCGTTCTGCGCCTGTTGTCCTTTCAGATCCGATTCTTGCTGCGCCTGCGCCAGAGCAAGCTGATTCTCCTGATCCTGCCCTTCCTGGTCGGATTGGTCCTTCATGAGCTGGCTCGCCATCTGCGCCAGCTTGGTGTGCTGGTCGATGCCCATCTTCTGACCCTCGAGGGACAGCTTCTGGAAATCATATGCGGTCTTCGCCTGAAGTTCCTTGTGCTTGAAGTCGTCCTCGGTTTTGATTCTCATCGTGTCGATGTTCTGCTGACCGACCGCCTTCGCGGTGTCGGAGCGAACCTTCTCCATCTGCGCTTGCGCCGCCATCGTCATCGCGTCTGGCGTCTTCGGCTGCGCGGTGATCGCCTGGATCTGCTGCGGCGTCGGCGTCTTGAAATACCGGCCAACGTTTTTGACGTTGGCGAGCGCGAGCATGTCGGTGATCGTGTTCAACATCTCAGGGATGCCAACGACTGGGTTCTGAAACCCATACTGCGCAATGATCGCAGCTTGATCCTGCTTGATTCCGGCCAGAGCCATCATCCGCGTCATGTCGGACCCCTTGCCGAGGTTCTCATTGACCTCGACACCCATCGAGGCGTCGAATGTACCGGTGTCGTAAGGAACGAATTTTCCGTGGATCTTCAGCGTTCGCTGCTGGTTCGGGTTCTCGCAGATCTCGTTGTAGAGACCGTTAAACAGATCCTTGAACCCTGTTTCGGCGAGCACGCGCGCGACTAACTCGGTGCGCTCCTGGGCCCCGTTGATCACCGCCTCGACGCCGATCATGGTCGAAGATTGCAGCGCTTTCGGATCAAGCCCCTTGGCAGCGTCGGATAACCCTGTGCGCCGCTGCAGCACCTCATTCAGCATCTGCACCATCGGCAGCATCTGCTGACCAAGGAACGGCGTCTGAGTGAACATGACCGAAGCCGAGGGATCACCCCGAGTCCGGATCACCGCGCCGAGATCATCGCTCATCGCCTCGTCGACGTTCACCGTGAGCTCGTTGATCACCGTCTTCGGATTGATCGCCTCCGCCGCGCTGTCCAGCACCGAGCGCATCATGTTCGTTTTGATGCGCTGAATGTCTTCGGTGTAGTCGGCGAGAGAGTCGCCGACGATAGTGTGCGAGATCGGATCGCACGAAAAAAGCGCGAACTTGATCCGGTTGGCGTCCTCATCGGCGACGATCTCGTGATTGGGACCCATCGTGCAGATGTATCGAAGCTCGGGCGATCCATCGCCATCGCGGTCGATCTTGACATACCACTCACCATATTTGACGCCATCGCCCAACCTCGAGCCCATGAAGCGGCCGGGATTGCGCATCTGCGGCTCAGTGGTGAAGGTCGATTCAGCGGTCTGGATGTGTTCCAAGCAAAGCTCTCGTTCGTATCCCATCTCGATCAGTTGATCGACGGGCACGATGCGCTCATGGCCGACGATCCGGCTGTCACGGAAGGTGCGCGCGTAGCGATCAATGCGCATTTCCTCCGGAGGAACGCCGGCGACCTTGATCCTCGGCTTCGAGATCTCGAATTCAATCACCACATGGTCGAAGACCGGCGACGGTGGCTGCGTCGGCAAACCAGGCATGGACGGAATGGGCGCCCCCGCCATCGGGCCAGGAGGCGGGCCAGGCGGAGGCGTCCCCGGCGTCCCCATCGCCCCCGCGGCAGACGGAGACGCCGGTCCTGCCGGCGCCACACCAGCAAGAGGTTGAACAGGAGGTGACTTCACCGGATTTCCAATCTCGAAGATCCTCGCGCTCGGATCGTTCGAGAGCACCGACTGGATGTCGTCTGCGGTGACGTTGAGAAACGTCTTGCGCTGCTGTTCCTTGTGGTCGTCGGTCCACCACTTCACAAACCCAGTTTTGACCGTCAGCGCGTCCTTGAACGCGCCATAGAGGATCAAAAATCCAGGATTGTCGTTCCAAAAGGTGTAGTTGACGTAATCGGTCGCCTGTTCGGCCTCGATCACCTGAGCTTCCGAGCGCGGAACCAGAAATACCGGCTGTGACGATGCGCCAAAAAGTCTAACTAAAGATGGCAACATCATCATGACAGCATCCCTAACGTCTGTCGAAACAAACGTAGAGCGATTTGCTTGGTTGTCCTCGTTCTTGTCTAGTATTTCCCCCAATGTGGAGAGTGGATCTTCTCCGATATACGGTTGGTAAGGCTCATATGGCCCCATCCGAGGCTCGAACCCGTAATAATATAATTGTGCTTCAGATCTATCTACTGCAAGAATAGAATTTTCATAGTCAATGCAATCGGTCATCATCATATGAACGAAGCTGCGGTAAGATTCTGGATCTCCTGGATTGTAAGTCGAGGTCGCCGGATTCTCTTGCGACTTAAAATGTGCGAATATTCTCTCAATAGTCATGTGGAATATCTCCGAGAATTCCACTCGTTTCTACGCTCAGGCGTGTACTTGTCCGCATGTCGCTCGAGGATGCTCATCCCTCAGTCCTACCGCTTTGCGCGCCCATCGGCAAGCCGCGTCATTTTTTCTCCACCGAGGTTCCCTCCGAGGTGATGGTCACGATCGCCGCAGGGGTTTCCTTGGTGATCACCACCGCAGGAGACGTTGGGGCAATGACAGTTCCTGGCTTGTTCGTGTGCATGGACCAGAGGCCGACAATACAGCTAACGGCAAGTGTCGCCAAAACCGCGTTTTGGCTTTCAGATCCAATATTGTAGACCGCCAACAAGGCCGTGATGCCTGGAATGAAAGCCCTAAGAACGCCGGTGAGCTGGTCGCTGTTCATTTTAATTACCATCAACGAGGAGGACTAGGTTTCGGATTATATGCCTCTCCGCGCTCATGCGCGAGCAGAATACCATCAAGCTCGGCGCGCAACACGGCCAAGTTCTGCTTGGTGGCGTCCTCCTCAGCGTTGATCAGCGCGTTCGTGTCGACTTGCTTCGACCATAGAGAATCGTTCTGCATTCCCCGGTCAGCCTCGGTCTTCAACATGGCCGTAACTGACTGCTCAATAAGGCCGATGCGGGCGGAAATGCTGTCGATCCTGGCTCTGTTATTTTCAATCGAGCCCTCAAGCTCCTTCTGCAGGTCGGCGTGCTTTGTTACGTACAGGTCCTTGAATCCTTTAAGATCAGCCGCAGCAATATCGTCGACAGCGTTAAGCTTCTCAAGGCGCTTTTCTAATTCAGCGTCCTTCCTAATATGATCTTCTAACCTATTGCTCAGGGTAAAATAGGATCCAACAATGGCGACGAGCGCCGCTAGCGCCGTGATGATCACAATCGGATCGAGCATGCGCTTTAAGTAGTCTTCGGTCCCATCGGTCATATTCTCTACCGTACCAATTAGGAGCCAACGGCGATCGGCGCAACCGCCGTTGGCTTTTGGCGTCTATCCTTACCTGCGAGACGCGGTCGGCGTCGGAGGCGGAACATTCGCCGCCAGCGCGGCCGCCATCCCCGCCTTGTTCGACTCCGCAGTCGCAAAAATCGCGTCGACCTTCGCCTGGTCGGCCGGCGACAGGCCAGCCGCAGTGATCTGATCGCGCAGACCCTGAATCAGCGTCGAAATCGACGCAATCGCAGTCGTCTCGTCCGTTACGTCCTTCAAAACATCGTCCAGCGTAGCCATGATTTTCTCCAGTTTCTGCAGAATAAGCCTCAGAACGCTCTCCACATTCTTCTCAAAAGATGAGGGCGACGGGGGATCCCACGGCCAACGACCAGCCATCGGTATATCTTTCGCTTTCTGAGGCACGACGGGACCCCTAGCACCTTTTGCGACAATCTCAACGCGAGGGCTTGTTTTCATCCTCAAACATCACATCAGCCTGGCGAAGAAGCGCCGCTAAAGTCGTCCACTTTTCGCCGCCGTTTCTCTCCGCCACCCTCAGTAACGCCCGCACCACCAGCTCGGGCTCGTCGAGCGCAATCAGCAAATTGATGTCGTCCTCAGTCGAATGAACGCGGTCGCGGTAGTCCTTCGCCGGGATCACATCGAGATCCGCGGTCATGGTCGTCTTGACCCCAACCGTCTGTGCGCCTTCTTCAACCATGTTCGTCTCCTCAAACCAAGCCGCGGATCCTGCGCCGCAGCGGACCACGCCTCTGTAGCCCAGAAATCATCGGCAAGCCAACACAAGCCGTCCGAAAGGCGTCGGCGCCGTGTGAGGCGTCGTCGTGAACCGGCGTCCCCGTCTTCCCACGCCGATAAGACCGCAGCCGAGCTAGCCCGCGCCGGCACTTCGTCTCGTCGAACCAAGAAACACCCAAAACGCCCCGCACCGCAGCAATCCCATCGGCCGGATCATGCCGCGGAACCGCAATCACCGGCGCGTCAAGGAGCTCCGACAGCTCCGCAAGCCGACTCTTGCCCGTCGCTAGCTCCCGCGCCGCAACATCATGCGGCAGCAAATGCGCCCGATAGCTGAATCCGCCCTTCTCCGCCCGCTTCGAGAGCTCGTCGACGTAATGACTCAGCTTCTTGCCCCTGTCCTCGATGTAGTCGATCCAATGAACCTCCCGACCCGCCATCTGACCCAACCAAATGCACTGAAAATCGCTGATGCCCAAATCCCACCCCGTGAACACACTCGCATTCAGATCCGGCGGCACGCGCGCCACGCGCTGAGCCGTCTGCAACGCATTCAACGCGTCCTGATAGTACGCCCCCTCGAGCGGGGCGTCGAAACTGCACAGCATCTCACGCGCAAACTCGTCCGCCGGCATGTCCCGACCCATCTCCGCAACCTCAGCAGGACTTAGCGCGCTCTCCCCCGTCGCAGTGATCGGAATCTCGAACACATCCCACGTCACGTCGCCCTCCGCGCGCAACTTCAGAGCGTGAAAATGATCCTCGCCAGCCGCCGTCCCTGAAACAATCGCAAAACCACGATAGTCAGCAAGACAAGGACGAACGACAGACGTGAATGCACTTGGATGGAGTAGGGGGTATTCGTCGAGGACGGCCCCGTCGAGATAGATTCCACGCATGCGTTCATAAGCCAGAGCCCCTCCATAAAGCCGAATCGTCGCCCGGTTCGGGAAAATGCACGTCAACTCCCCTTCGAGGAAGTTCATGCCCGGAATCGCCTCCGTGTAAGCCTTCAAATACTGCCACACCAGATCCTTCGCCGCATCGAAGCTGGGGCCAATGTAGGCATAGCGAGGAGGAGGAGTTTGGCGGGTGTGAATGGAGGCAGCCCGAATGAGATGATTGACCAACGCAACCGTCTTCCCCGCACGCCGGTGAGCCACGACAAATATCCACCTTTTGGTGGAGCTGTGAAGCGGCTCAAAATGCGGCCGCGGTACATAGCCGACGTAAATGTGCCGCTCAGGGACGGTTTCATCCGGCATCGGGCGGATCCGACGTTGGGTCGTCGGGCGGCTTGCCCCAGTGCAGGACGAGAGTTCCCGTGGCGTTGGCGGGAAGAGAGGTCAGTGAGGAAGGAGGAGCCGGAGCAAGAGGATGATCGCGCGCAAGACGAGATTTCAAAACCGCCGTCGCCGCCCACTCCAGCCGCCGAGCATCCGCCTGCTCGTCCCAAAGCGTGCTAATCGGAATGCTCGCAGCCTTGGCCAGCGTCACCGTGAGGCTCTCCTCCAGGACACGTTGAAGACGCGGGCTGGCGCGAATGAGCCGTGTTAGCCGAATGGGAGGGACCTTGAGAAGATTGGATGCAGCTATGACGTCGCCGTGGGCGATGTGAATCGCCGTCGCGCATTCGTCGCTGTCCAACTGAAGCGTGTGCGGCCGCTCGGCCCAACTATAGAAGGGCAATGGAACAAATTCAGCGTCTTCACTCGGCCGAGCGTCGTTGTCAACAACGGTCAAATAAGGGGGTTTATCCATTCGGCCTCCGAGGATGATAAAGCTCCCGCGCAGCAAGATAAGCCTGTCCCGCCGCTTCCGCCGTCGCATACATCCCTAAATAAATCCTCTTTTTGTCGATCGCGATGGACGCCTGATAGCGATTGTAACATCTCTTGACGCCAACGGGATAGAGGAAAGGCTTACGCCGCTCCCGGTTCTGAGTCTGCTCCGATCGCGTGGCTGCCCGAAGGTTGTTCCATCGGTTGTCGCTCGCAATACGATTCTCGTGATCAACCTCGTGATCAGGGAAAGATCCAGTCATAATCGCCCAAATCACAATCGCTACAGGATGACGATGGCGGACCCCACCTTCTCTCCACTCAACCCTCCAATACCCCTCAGAATCTAAGTGTCCCGCAATCTTCCCCGCAAACCGCGCATTCCACTTATTGGGCATATTTAACCTGAATTTCCAGGTCAATATCCCTGTGATAGGATCATAATTTAAGGGAATTTCCATTACCATCCCTTAGCAAAGTGGGACGTACTTGTCCAGATAGCTCGATCGCGCAACACCCCGGCCCGGGGCCCCCTAAAGAGAGCCTAGGGATGGGGGGCCTCAATCGATCTGCCAATAGCCGCCGCCGCGGCGCGCGTCGGGCTTAGGGGTGGACAGAGAACAGCGTAAGGATTAACACTATGTTAATCATATCGTCATCCCAAGCTATTGATATGTCAAAGATAATAGGCCGCCGCGTTGGATTGAATTAACGGTGAATTAACGCCTGGTTCGCCGGCATCCGTCACGCTCTCGGTCACAGTCCGCTAGCATGTTTTAACATGCTAGCATGCATGTTCATTCTTGGGGGGCATGTAAACTGTTCGTAATCGACCGTTTATTATTGCGACCAGGGGGGTAGCCGTTCCCCCAGGCCGCCGCAAAGCGCAACCCCTAGAACAATAA